GATGTTGAAAAACTAAAAGATGCTACAAGAGAAATTAAATTTACTAATGGCAATGGGAACGGTCACTAATGTGGAAAGTAGTCATAGCTCTTTGTTTATTCAGCAGTCAAGGGGACTTGTTAGAACATACTTTAACAGATAGTGTTTCCGACTGTTTAGAAAAGAAAAGAGTTATGCTAAGAAACATGCCTAATGGCTTAATTACTTGTGGTCAAGTAGAGGCAGAATTAGAAGAATATCATGGTAAGTTATTCATAAAAAGCATTCGCAAAATGGAACATTAATGGTATAAGAGATCATGCAAATAGATAAACTAAAAGATTATAGTGGATTACTATTAAGATGGACTTTAATCGTGGTTTCTATCTCTTTTGCTTGGTCAAATCTAGATAACAGAGTTTCTAATCTTGAAGCTGATGTAATTCCTATTTCTAAAAAAATAGATTTTTTAGTTGAAGCTAATCAATCTATGATGCTTGATATAGCTGTAATAAAAGAAAAAGTTATGCAACTAGAAAATAAAGTAGATAAGCCTTAGTTATGGCTAAAAAGCAACCCGACTCTTCCAAAATAATTGAACATGTAACTAAAAAGACTACAATTGGAGATGGTAGGATAAGTTGGTCTACTATGAACAAACATAAAAGACGTAATTTTAAAGCTTACCGAGGTCAAGGTAGATAATGTCTATTTCTAGATCTCAAATGCAACAACAAGTATCTACAGGAGGTAGAGTAATGAAAAAAAATTTAAAATCTGTTCCTAGTAAAAATAAAGGTTTAAAAAAACTACCCACAAGTGTCCGAAACAAAATGGGATACATGAAAAAAGGTGGTAAAGTAAAATAATGTGTGAAGGCTGTGATAAGCTTTGTTTGAAATGTGAATCTATGATGGAAAAATGTATTAAATGTGGTTGTTTATGTCATTGTGAAATGACTTGCGTAGAGTGTGATTGTGCTGGATGTGAACACGAGGAAGAAAAACAAGATGGCTAAATTATGTGCAAAAGGTAAAGCAGCTGCAAAAAGAAAATTTGATGTATACCCATCAGCATACGCAAATATGTATGCAAGCGCTGTTTGTTCAGGAAAAGTAAAACCTGGTGGAAAAACAAATAAAGACTCTCAAGAAAGAAAAAAGGTTTCTAACTATAACCAAGGTGGTATCGCTAAAGGTTGTGGTGGTGTAATGGAAAATAGAAGAAAAATAACAAAAAGGTTCTAATGGCTGAACAAGGTTTAAGAAAATGGGTAAAAGAAAAATGGGTAGATATTGCTAATAAAAAATCTGATGGATCTTATCCAGCATGTGGTAGATCAGGAGGAGAAAAAAGAAAAAAATACCCTAAATGTGTTCCCATTGCAAAAGCAAGATCAATGTCTAAGGGTCAAAAAATGTCTGCTGTAAGCAGAAAACAAAAAGTAAGTAATACAGGACCTTCCCCTAAAATGGTATCAACATTTGTCAAGAAGAAAAAAAGCTGAAGACATAAAAAAAGACGTTATTAATTGGTCTAAGAATTTTTTAGAACCAATGAATAAGCATTTAGGTTTTCCTGCTTGTCCTTTTGCAGCTAAATGGAGAAAAGATGGTAAACTTAGAATAGAAGTTAGAATGGATAAATCTAAGTATGAAAAGCATTTAACAGATGTTCTTAAATCTTGGAATAAAAAACAACACGATATTATTATTTATTGTGACCCTTTTTGGGATCAATATACTCCTGAGCAGTTTCAAGAAAAAATAGATTTCTATAATAATTTATATAATAAAAGAGATGTTTATTTTATGGGATTTCACCCTGATGCACCTGCTGATCCAAATAATGAAGCATTTCTTTGTGACCCTACAGAAGAACCTGTAGAACATTCTGATTTACAGTATTCTATGATGCTTATACAGAAATTTAAACAGTTGTATGAAGCAAGTTGCAAACTACACAAGATAGGTTATTATGAAAAGTGGCCGAAGGAATACTACGAAGAAGTAGTAGCTGAAAGGCAACATATATATGAAAAACTTTTTAAAAAAGGAGCAAAATCATGATGGGTAAGAAAAAACAAGTCATTAAAAAAAGAGGCGGCGGTATGGCTAAGGTTGTTAAAAAACGCGGTGGTGGAATGATGAAAATGAAAAAAGGTGGAGACGCTATCAGTCAACGCAAAAAATTAGCAATGGGAATGTAATTTATGGCTACCTCTGGAACAACAAGCTTTAACTTAGATATTGATGACGTTATTGAAGACGCATACGAAAGATGTGGTCTTGAAACTAGATCAGGTTATGATTTAAAATCTGCTAGAAGAAGTCTTAATATCTTATTTCAAGAATGGATGAACAGAGGTGTCCACTTATGGAAAGTAGAAAATGTTACTGCTAATTTAACAGCAGGAACAACTACCTATACTGCCCCTACTGATGCAAGTGATGTTTTAGAAATGACTTTTAGACAAGTAACAGGTGGAACAACTACTGATACAACAATGACTAAAATATCTAGATCAGAATACCAGGCATTACCAAATAAATTTTCTCAAGGTCAACCTACACAATATTATGTGGAGAGAAATTTATCAGATGTTGTAATTAATCTTTATCAAACACCTGACACTACTGATACGCAGATCAATTATAATTATATTGGAAGAATACAAGACGTTGGGCAATACACAAACCAGCCTGATGCTCCTTTCAGATTTCTTCCTTGCATGGTGTCAGGACTAGCTTTTTATCTTTCTCAAAAGAAGGCTCCTCAAATGACTCAAGCTTTAAAATTATATTATGAAGATGAGTTACAAAGAGCATTAACTGAAGATGGACAACGAGCCTCGATCCACTTAACTCCTCAAAATTATTTCGTAGGATCATAACATGTCTACCTTTGCATCAGGTAAACTTGCTTTAGCCATATGCGATCGATGTGGCCAACAATACAAATTTCTAGAACTTAAAAAAGAATGGAATGGTCTAATGACATGTCCAGAATGTTATGAACCTAAACATCCTCAATTAGATCCTCCTTATCATTCAGCAGATGCACAGGCATTACCTTGGGCACGACCCGCGAGACAAGAGCCCATGACCGTGAATGTCGGATCACCTGGTGATAGTGCTTTTACTTCTGATGGCATGATGCCTTCACAGCAAACTGAGAGATTGCTTCTTCAACCAAGATTAGGTACAGTAACAATCGTAATATCATGAACTATAGTGAACTTTTAACAAATGTTAGAAACTACACAGAGGTAAGCTCTGATGTCTTATCTAATTCTGTGGTCAATGTATTTATTACAAATATTGAAAATAAAATAGCTAGACAATTAGATAGCGATGATCAAAGAAGATACGCTACGACTACTTGTACTGCTAATAATGCTTTTTTAGATGTATCAGGTCCTGAGGGCGGCTTTCGTTTTGCTAGAGGCCTTCAATTAGTTAAATCCAATGATGAAAGAGTTTGGCTACAACAAAGGGATGCTACATTTATGGATGAATATGCTGTGGAAAGATCCACTACTTCCTATACAGGTGAACCCAAATATTGGGGTAATTGGAATGATAATACTTTAATTTTAGCTCCTACTCCTGATCAAGTTTATACAATTGAAATGTGGTATGATGAAACTCCACAACACTTAGATACTAGCAACGCTAGTTCTACTACTTTTGTCTCTAATAATGCCCCTGAAGTTCTTCTCTATGGTGTCTTAGGCGAAGCCTTTTCGTACTTGAAAAATCCACAAGATATGCAATTATACGAAGCTAAGTACCAAGTTGCTCTACAAGACTTTGCACAAGAGCAAATGGGAAGAAAACGTAGGGATGAGTATCAAAATGGTGTGTTACGCATTCCAATGAAATCGCTAACACCATAAGGGAGTAACTAAATATGGCAATTAACCAAGCAGTTTGTGCAACATTCAAACAGCAGTTGTTAGATGGCGATCACGATATATCAAACGATACAATTAAACTCGCCCTCTATTCAAATGCTGCTTCATTGGATGCAAACACATCAGCCTATTCAGCTTCAAACGAAGTCGGTGATTCAGGTTCATATTCAGCAGGCGGGGGTACTTTAGCAAATGCTAACGTCAGCTTAACTAAAACGAATGCAACAGCATCAACAGCTTTTATAGATTTTGATGATTTATCATTTACCACTGCAACAATCGCAGCTCAAGCAGCTTTGATTTACAACACTTCATCTGCAAACGTAAATGCTTCAATTTGTGTTTTAGATTTTGGTGGTGTGAAAACATCTACAAACGGAACATTTACAATCCAGTTCCCAACTAATGATGCCACAAGCGCAATTCTAAGAATTAGCTAAGGCATTTCATTTACAAACAAGCCTCTGGCTTGTATGATAAAATATGTCTTACGCTGATTTTCCCTTTTCCACAACTCCGTACGCTGCGGAACCCATTGAGAAC